TTGTATCGATGTATCCAAGCATGTTCTTTTCAAAGTCTACAAGCAGTGGCTCTATTTGATCCCAGTTTTCTGTAATGATCTGCTCAACACTTTCTCTCTTCATGTGTTTGCCCATCTCACGTGTTGGATCATTATGCCAGATTCTTCTAAGGGGACGAGTTGCTCTTCTAGCAAGTCTACCCATACCAGACCAAAATCCGTCTTTGGGTCTTAGCTTTCCGTAATTTGCTGGTTGGGCTCCACCTTGATCTGGTCGAGAATCTCCCTTGTAGTCACTCCAATTTGGATAATGACCACCGCCACCACCACCGGCTGCGGCTGCTGCGGGAGGTGTGTGGTCGCCAACTTGCAGATTGTCTGCTGATCCCATTGGAGCACCACCGCCACCAGCACTTCCGTTTCCAGAACTATGAGCGGCAGCAGGAGTAGGAGAGTCAACAGCAGGAGCTTCAGCAGAACCACCATCATGCGACGTAGATGCCACTGGGCCAGCAGCACCATTTTCAGGATTCAAGATAGCCCTGATCTGGTCACGAAGTTCTGACATCATTCGCTTGACTTCTTCAACTAATTTCGCTTTGAAGTTGTCCATGTCAGCCATTGGAGAGGCTGCTGCCATGTCTACTTCCATCATAAGTTCGTCATGAAAATGAAGCTTATGTAGGTGAATTAACTCTTCAATAAAAGCTCTGTTGTATTGAAAGTCTTCTTCAACAAACAGATTGTACTCTGCTCGTTCTGCCATGCCAGCCCCTTCAGAAAGGACTTGTGGCAATTTAATGGCTTCTAAAAGCTCTAATCTTAGAATCTCAAAGTGCTTTTTGACACCTTCTTTAAGACAAACATCTTTGATGGTTTCTTTAAGCTGTTCTTTTCTATAATCTGCGAAACTTAGCATTTGACCTCTCCTGCGCTATCTTGATAACGTATATACGAAAATGGAAGTCAAATTACTTGACCGGCATGTAATCGCCGATTTTCTTCAACGCCATAAGATTTGAGTCGTATGTCTGAAATGGACTGGGCAAATAAGTGTAAGAAAGTCTCTCAAATTCTTCACTTTTTCCTTCTGGATGTTCAAAATAGACGAACTTGCCCTTTTTACCAACTACCTTTACTCCAAGGCTGTTGTCATTGTATTCTTTCATTAACAAATAAGCACCAACTCCCAAATCAGTGACGCACTTATGTAAATTATCATCTAGGTCCACTGGAACGTATTCATTGATCTTCTTTAAGAACATCAAACATGAATCAAATGTGTAAAAGTCATTTGGTGGTTGATATTCAAAAATAAGCCTATCAAATTCTTTGACTTCATCTTCAGAATTACATTCGAAATAAATAGACCTTCCTCTTTTTCCTACTGGGGAAAATCCGTGCATCAAAATATAAGCCGCTACTCCTAAGTCGTTCACAAACTTGTGATCCATTCTTTTATCCTTTCAATAAGCACTGAGCATAAACTCCTTGTGCATGTTCTAATTCTGTTCTATAGATATGGAATGCCGCTTCCATCTCTACGTAATCTTCTCTTAAAAGAGGCATTTCCTCATTATATACTTCGTCCCAGACAAGCGGCACACGTACATGATTGTCTTTGATTTCCATCCAATACTGTCTGGATTCTAAATTTTTACGCAGCCAGAAGTTTTGCATTTTTCGATCCTTCCGCCAAATATTGGCCCAAGCCTTTTCTTGATAATCTTAGATATGATGTTTACTGGTTATTAAGGATTTCCTCCAGCATTTTCCGCTGCCACCAAGCACCCTTGGGCCACGGAGTAAAGAGGCTTCTCTGGCCGAATGACTTTACCAAGATCAGCAGAGATGCCTGCGCTGTGCAACATTTTGTCAAACAGCGTGTCAAATCCCGGAGGACTTGATGTTCCGCCAGCTACCACAATGTCAATTGGGCTATCAAGTCGTGCTTGTTTGTCTTTGTTTTCTTCAAGACCTTTTTTGATACCGCCAACCGTTCTTTCGATCATTAACTCGTATTGAGTTTTGATAGCACGCTCAACAAGATTTTGAGGTTCGGCTCCCAGATCGATCTTCTCTTTCTCATGGTTAATGAAAGCAATGCTTTCGCCAGTTGCCTTGGCAGCTTGTTTGTCAATCCAGTCACCGGAGTTGACCAAAGCAAAGCTAAAGACTTCTGCACCATAGAGTGAGAAGGCTACGTTGACCATGCCTGCACCGCAAGAAATGCCAATGCCTGTAAACATCTTGTCAGCTAACTCAGAGTAAACTAGAGCCATGCCTTCGTTGATCGGTCGAGGGTCAACTTTCCAGCCTTCTTTTGTTTCAAAAGCATTGAAGATAGCTTCAAGAAGCTTTCTGTGATAATCGGCATCGGTCTCTTCGTTGATGGCATTAGCCGGTACTGAATAATAAAGAAGCTCTCCATCTTTGGAGACTTCATCTAGCAGACTGTGTATCATGATGTTCATGATTTGGAAAGCATCTTGTTCTTTCGGGTTTACGCATCCGTCTTTCATAGGACGTTTAAGATCGACCTTGTTCATGGTGTAAGCCATTTTCAAGGCAGCATCTCCAAGAGCGTAAGCCACATTTGCATCATCATTGCGGATCAAAGGCACGCCAGCCTGCTTCATCATGTTGAATACGAAATCGTTATCCAACGGCATTTCCAAGAATGCGTTAACTTCTCTTTTGTAGGAGAAGTTAGACTCATCTGTGCGTTTGCAAACTACTAAATTATATGTTCCGATATCGGCTCCAATTGCCATTTATGCTCCTTTTCTCATTGCTATTTCGCTCATGAGTTGTTTGGTTTCTTTAGTGTGTTTTTGCCCTTTGCGTTTATCGCCGATTCTTTGGCGATGCAGTTCATTAAACTGTCTTACTCCATCTTTATAAACAATTGGAATTACAGGACCACCTGTAATGTTTGTCCAACGTGTCCCATTAGATATTCTGGTTATTACCGTGCGACTAATTTGGAACAAATCTGCTATTTGTTGATGTGGCTGTCCATTTTTAAGAAGGTCCACTATTTCCAAAACCTTTTCTTGTGTTAGTTTGGTTCTTGGATTGTTTCTGACCATTTTTAGACCAACCTCTTTTGAATACTTCTTGCCGTAATTTGGGTTGTTTTTGCCTGTGTAATTTTCTTTCTTCCACTCTGACATTTTATTTTTTGATTTATCTGTGTGTTTCTTTCCGAAGAACGGATTTCTTTCTCCTTGTAGATCATAAACTTCAAACTGTTGATTGTACAAGATTTCTCTCGGATAACTATCAATCCACTCCTGCTCTCTTTTTGTCAATTTCTTTTTTTCACATTCTTCTATGATAAAGAAATCGAACTGTTCCAAGCCATGTTTGTTGTAACTTCTTTGTAGATGATTGTTTTTGTGTTTGTTGTTCTTCAACTCTGTCTTATGACGAACAAACCTATCACTAACATTCACACTTTGCCCCACATACATCTTTCCATTCTTCTTATTTCGTATTCCGTAAATTCCTGTCATGCTACTCCTTTTTGCCAAAGTTCAATTTTTTTGCAGATGAGAAGTCTGGGATAAAGGTTGGCACCTCTTCATCTTCTTCCTTTTGCACAGACACGTCTGCGTTGTTAGCAGCCGCCGTCACAACTCCATCAAGCGATATGTTGATGTTTAATGTGATTTCAAGCTCCCCGTCACGTGGAACTATCTTTACTTTTGATTTTCTAACGTGTTGTACCATATCACTTATATAGAGTCCTGCATTGGCCATTTTTCAAGCATCAAGTCCACCTTATCAAGTATCATGTCTACTGTGATTTCTGTTAGACAAGGTTTTGGATCATTGTCAGTTTTAGGGCAAGTGCCCCAGTTGTAACACGGGCCACAGGTCCAGTTAGGGTCGTCATCTCTGTGCTTTTGTACTAAGAAAAAGTCAAAGTATTTTCCATAAACATGACCATCTACAAAGGTAAATATTCCTACAAGTGGCTTTTTCATTCCACCCGCAGCATGAAATGTCGATGTGTCTACGCTTACCACATAATCTGATTGATCGATAACTGCTAGCCATTGTCTTAAATTCAAGTCTGATATGTAAGGAATATCATTTTTTGCCATAACCATAAGAGGGTGATTGTGTATCCCAAATGGACACAAACCTCTACTCCTCAATCCTTTGACCAATCCTAAAACTTGACTGTCTAAAAGATTTTTGTTGACCATGGCAGAAATAGGAGAAACTAACACTGTTGGCCCATCTTTGTCTCTCGCATTTTCAATGAGTCTTTTGCCCTCTTCTTTTTCTTTTTGAGTCAACTGGAAGTGCATGTTGTGTCTTGTTAAATCAATTCCACAATGGTTTGCCCATATATCACTTCTATGCGGACCAGAATATGGTGCCAGTCTCATTTCTGTTCTTCCGCAAGCAGTTGTTGTATTGTAAGATAAGATGTATTTGCTTTTGTCAATTTCTTCAATTGTGAGAACTTTCTCTATCAAAGGATGATCTTTAACTACATCGTGATATTGTTGTGGGCAGGCAAAATGTATTTCAGCATCAGGCATTAGAAGCTTAATGTCTTCGAATATCATTCGGTGCATTATGATATCTCCTAATCCTCCCACACTTCGAATCATCAATATCTTATCTCTCTTTTCGTAAAACTCTTTGAGAGACATTGTTCTGACTATTTTGTCTGGACGCAATCTCTCTTTTCGTTTCCGAAGAATGTCTCTGTATTTATCGCTTCTTAAAACTGGCATACTCTTATAAGAGTGATTATGGCTCATTTCATGCAAAGAAGATTTATACAGTGGGTTAGAAAAATTCGCCCTCAATATTTTGGAGATGTTCGAGTATTGGACATTGGATCTCAAAATGTCAATGGGACAAATAAACCCATGTTTTATAAGGCCAAAGAGTACATTGGTCTTGATTTGGATTCTGGAGACAATGTAGATATTGTCTGCAAGGCACACGAATACAATGAGCCAGATGAATCTTTTGATACAATCATTTCAACAGAATGCTTTGAACATGACATGTATATTGAAGACACGTTAAAGAATGTTGTAAGGCTACTAAAGCCACATGGCATGTTTGTCTTTACTTGTGCAAATAGAAAAAGACCAGAGCACGGGACATCTGCAACAAGTCCCGAGGCCAGTCCTTTTACCCTTGACTACTATCGTGGACTCGATGAATGTGATTTTCGTGAAATGATGAATTTAGAAAATGACTTTGAAGAAGTTGTGTTCCGAGACCAAGAAGAAGATTTGTATTTCTACGGAATCAAAAAGGGAATCAATTACCTGTAGCGCATAAAAAAGGCAAGAGCCCCAAAGGGCTCTTGCCAACGTAAATTTCTTAGTCAATCAGATTAGCTGGTGCAGGTAGAACGAATTGAAGCAATCCAACTCGCAGAAGGTGTACCTGAAGCCGATTTTAGTCGAAGCAGCGTAATTTGAAGGTCGCCAGAGTTAAAGATTTGTGTCTCTCCAGCAAGCAATGTGAATGTGACATTAGTATCAGCATTCAATTCACCAGTGATGGTGATAGAACCGTCAAGGTTCTGAACTTGCAAGAAGCTCGCAGGGCCACCGTGTGTTGTAACAAAGTCAATTACTGTGCCGGTGAAGGCAGTCGTAAGAGTCTCGGTAGCACCAGCAGCATACGTGTTTTCTCCGGGAACGTCACTGTAAATCGAGCCATCATCTGTTACAGTTTCGATGAAAGCAAACTCTGCGGCAACTTGTGGGAAAGCAAATCGCTTCCAGTAATTGCAATCAGTGAAAGTTTCACCGTCTTTTAGAAGACGATAACTTGCGTTTGGTCCAGCGGCGAACATTTGACGCTGCAACGAAGCAGCACCAGAAGCGGCATGATCTACTCCAAACGCATCGCCCAGATGACCGTAAGTAGCTGGCGATGAACCAGAACCAGCGGCTAGAGGGTGAGTCGTTGGATCAAGATCCAATTGCCCTTGTGTCAGATGTTGAAGTCTTACCTTAAATACAGACATTTTTGCTCCAAATGTGTCTTAAGTGTTTTTGTTCCGTCCGTTTAATTATCTATGCTTGGCTTCTTACTTTAAGAAGCCAAGTTTGTACAAACATGTACCGTCTTAACTACCGCAAACTGAATCAATTCCTGCTATCCAAGAAATCTGAGGACTTCCAGCAGCAGCTTTGAGTCGGAATGAAGAAACAACCAATGATCCTCTTTGGAAAGCTTGAGTTTTTCCAAATGGAATTACAAGCTCAACTGCGGCATCTCCATTTATTTCCATTGTTGCGTCGTTAGTTGCGTCTAAATTGTCTAGTTGCAGGAATCTTGCAGCCCCACCATAAGTTGTCACAAGATCAACTGCTACAGTTGCGTAACTTGTGTTCAAAGTGGTTTCAGTGTTTCCAGCAGCAAAAGAGTTTTCTCCACTAATTGCGCTGTAAGTAGAACCATCATCGGTCACTACTTCAATGAACGCAAATTCTTTAGCAACTTGTGGAAAAGCAAATTGCTTCCAGTAATTGCAATCAGTAAACGTCTCGCCATCAGTAAGAAGGCGATATTTTTTACTTGGCCCAGCGGCGAAAATTGAACGCTGTGGCGAAACAGCACCAGAGTTTGGGAAATCTGCACCGAACGGTTCTCCAACTTGCCCGTAAGTAGCAGCTTGTGTGCCAGTACCGGTAGCAAGCGGGTGCGTCGATGGATCGAAATCCAAAAGTCCCTGATTTATATGTTGAAGTCTTACCTTAAATACAGACATTTTTGCTCCAAATGTGTCTTAAGTGTTTATTCCCATCCGTTCTTTATTTATGCAGGTAGATCAATACTTTCAATATCATGTGAGCCGCAGTTCATACAAACATGTACCACTCCTTTGCCATGCTTGCCGCTTCTAAGTTGTAGGAGTGTTATGCTTCACATTTATAAAACAAAAACATCAGCTTTGGGAAACATGTGCTTATAGAGTCTTGTACCGACGCCAGTTGGAACCAATGTTGTGCGTATTCCTTGAGCAGCCGCTTCGAAGAGTTGCACACTCTCAACTCCAACTACCCACCCTGCATTTTTGATATCTTTTCTAACCTCTGTTCTATATCCTTGGCTTTCGATTCGTGCTTTTAAGTTATTTAAGTTGTTTCTCTCAATTGGCATAGTTGGATGAGATCCATCTTTGATGATCACACAAAGGTCTGTCGCTTGAGGCAACACCGTGTCTCTTATTACAAAATTTGTAATGCCAGATTCTACAAGCAAATTTTCAACTGGATGAGTTTCCGATAACTTTAGTTCTCTGATATGTGCGAAGTTGTGTCTTTTTACTTTGATTTCAGAAATTTTAAGTATCGGACTGCATCCTTCTAAAAGATGAGTTTTGTCATCCTTGCAGCCAAAATAAAGATTGAGACCGGGAAATCTTGCTTCTATGATTGGTTTTAGAAGACGCAGTTGAACAAGATATTCGTCCGAATGTCCGAAATAACAAAGACAATAATTGTTTTTAACTTTGGCGTATTGAGATAGTTTGATCATGTTAGATGACCGCCATTGAGATGTCGATGGCATTGCTCTAACTCTTTGTATCTCTTCCGTGATCCAAGATGGGTTCTGGCGGTTTGTTTGATTGTGCAAATCTCACATTTTCTCGAAACATTTATTACAGGATGTTGCCCGCATTTTTGACAGAGACCGGACTCTCTTAATCTCAAGATTCTACTATGCTTCCGTTCTGTTTGCCTCTTGTGGCATTTCTGACACATTGTCTTGTTTTCAAGGGGCATCTTGCCGCAGCTTTGACATAGATTCGCCGCTTTTAATCTGGCAATTCTCTTGTTTTGTTGATCAAGTCTCTGTGATCGCTCTTTGTGTGTTTCCATGAAATAAAATAGTAACCTCATCTAACTATCTTATATTATGACCACAGAAAAAGAAAAAGCAGACTTCGGTGCTGGAACATTCAATTTGTTTTGCAATCAATTTGGAGAAGATGTGTATTCTCACATCATGCTAGAAGTTTTGCTTGAAGGAGTAATCAATGCAGAGGCTTTATTTGTACTTGGCGAGCAGGAGCAAGGAAGGGATCAAACTGATAACAGTTCTTCAGGGGAACGGCCAGCCGACGAACTCGGATCTGACGGACCTGATGGAACTTGAACTTCCTCCAATTTGGCTTCATCACATACAACAAATTTGTCACGACAATAGAATGCTTTATCATCCAAGGATAGAGTCTTCTACCAATTACGAAGCTTTAAGAACTAGCTTGAAAGCCAGAGGATATAAGAACATTCCAATGGGCGCATCTCCTTTGTTGCATCTTTCTGGTTATGTTAAAGCTCCTGTTGCAAACACAAGTTCTTGTAAAGTTCAAAGAACAATGATGAGAAAGAGAAAAGACTAATGGAAGATAGAACACAACACCCCAAGATGGAATACTATCGACATGTTTTTGAAAACAGCAGTCGATGGGCAGGCGAAGATATCAATGGCAAGAAAGTCATTGTTTATGGCGAACAAGGATTTGGAGACATCATTCAATTTGCTCGGTACATTCCGCTTTTGAAACAAGGCGGATGCGAGATAATGTTCTATTGTCCTAAAGACCTTCATCGTATATTTGGATGCTTAGAAGTACAACTTTTAGACAAAGACAATCCTGAACTTCCAGAGCATGATTACCATGTTCTGTCAATGGATTTACCTTTTGTGTTGGGAACTATTGACGCTCCTGATCCTTATATCAGAATTTCAGAAACACAAGACCTTGAAGAAGGTTTTCTGAATGTGGGAATTGCTTGGGAAGGAAGTCCTGCAAACAAGGTTGGTGGAGATCGTAATTGCCCATTAAAGCATTTCAAGTTGTTGGAAAAAGAAGGCACTCGTTTGTATTCATTGCAAAAAGTGATTCACACTCCTGAGTTGATTAAAGGGTGTGATGAGATGGATCTTTACAGTGTTGATTTAGAAGATTTTTATGAAACCGCTAAATTGGTGGAGTCATTAGATATTGTTGTCACTATTGATACATCTGTAGCTCACCTTGCTGGAGCTATGGGAAAAACTACATATCTTATTTTAAGTACCGAACGAGATGAGAGATGGGATTCTCATCATTGGTATAAAACTATGGTTTGTATTAGAATGAAAGACCGTAATGACTGGGAAAAATGTATGGAAACTGTAGTTTCATTAACTTCTGGTCTCGGCAAAGATTGCGATACAGATTTTTCAGAAGACATATTGAATTAAATCTTAAATCAAAGTACAATTTAACAAGAAATGGAGGTCTTATGTACCAAGGCAAAAATTATATCAACGGAGAATGGCGGGATGTAACTGAATCGTTTGAAACAGTTAACCCCGCCACAGAAGAAGTTTATGGAACTTTTCCTAACAGAGTCGAAGAAGCAGGACTGGCAGTAAAAGCCGCTCGTAAATCTTTTGATTCATGGAGAAAAGAAAGTCGAGTTAGAAGAGCAGAGTATTTTGATGTTCTTGCACAACTCATTAAGCGTGATCACGATAAGCTTAAAGATGCTATATCGATAGAGACAGGAAAGAATCTTAATGAGTCACATGCAGAAGTCATTGAAGCTCTCCATATGTGCCAGTTCGCCGCTGCTTCTGGACGAGAGGCATTCGGAACATGTGTGGCGTCCGAACTTCCTACGAAGGACGCATATGTCATTAGGAAGCCTAGAGGGGTTGTTGCTGTTATCTCTCCTTGGAACTTTCCTCTTGCTATCGGCTCTTTTTGGAGTTCTGCTCCTGCTCTCGTTGAGGGCAACACCGTTGTACACAAGCCATCTGAGCTTACTCCAATGGTCAACCAAATAGTCACTGAACTTTATCATGAAGCTGGTTTCCCAGCAGGTGTTTTCAATCTTATACATGGTGAAGGTGCTGTTGGTGCTGCTCTAGTCAGAAGTGAAGTAGATGTTATTCTTTTCACGGGATCGTCAGAAGTCGGTCAGGATATTAGAACACACTGTGCGTCTACTGATTCCAAAAGAACGTGTATTGAATGCGGTTCAAAGTCAGCAACTATTGTCTTTGATGATGGCGATATGGAATTGGCTCTTGACGCCGCTGTAGCATCTGCTTTCAAACTCTCTGGACAAAGATGTGTTTCGTCAGGACGCTTGATTGTCCAACGTAGCATCTTTGACAAGTTTGCAGAAGAATACACCAATAGAGTGTCTGCGCTTGTTACAGGCGATCCTTTCAAAGCTCCAGCCGCTTTCTATGGGCCGCTCATCAGCCACGAGCAAATGGACAAGGTAGAAGCTTTTAATCAACTTGTTCGTGAAGATAGCGATGCAGAAGTTCTTTTGAATGGTGGAAGACTTGATCCTGATCCCGGATACTTCCTCACGCCGTTCGTCTATAAGTGCGAATGGGCCAGAGACAAGCCTTTCTTGTCTCAAGAGGTCTTCGGGCCTCATGTTGCGTTGATTCCTTTCGATGATCTGGACGATGCCATTAGAATTTACAATGATACAGATTATGGTCTTGCTTTAGGAATCGTCACAGATGACTTCCGTAAGCACAGAAAAATCGCTCAAGAATGTATCACTGGTATGCTTTATGTCAACGGTGGTTCAATTGCAGCAGAATCTCATATTCCATTTTCTTCATGGAAGAAGAGTGGGTATGGTGCCAGTGCTGCGGGAACTTACAAAGCTGTTACTCACAGCATGTCCATAACGGTGAACTACGAAGAAGGAAAAGTGAGTTGGGCACAAGGAATGGAGTAAGCATACATACTCGTATGCCTGATACTCCATTTGGAATGCCGATATTCAATCCACATGATTTTCGTATCTGCGGTTGGGTGGAATCAGAAGATGTGATTCTTATTCACCGTGGAGACGAATATCATTATACGGATTTTTTAGGCGTAATTTTTCTTGATAAGCCGCCAAAAGATTTTGATTGGAGAAAGGAAGGATTCTAGGAGGATAATTGGAAATACATTTTACAGAACATGAAGATTTGATGAGAAGGCAAACTGTTATATCAGCATACACTCAAGTTGGTAACAGGCGTGTCCAATCTCGAATGTATGTTTCGTTAGATAACTACCGTCAAAATTACATAGACTCAGCATACCAATTGCTTAAAGATGAAGTGAGGCAAAGAGCTTTGACAGAAATGAGGTCTCAACAGCATTACTCAAATAGAGATGCTGTGAGGGATTCAGACGATGCAAATGATGCACGTGAAGCTGCTATGACAGCATTGTTTGGATTACCGGCTCGTAGAGTTGATGCCATGCCAGTTCCATTATATGATCTTCAAAATGGTCGTCCTGTGTTTCCGTTAGACCTAAACAGAGGGGCTTGGATAGAGAATTACAGATATTCAGAAAACAGTGGTGGCCGGGCGAAAATGACCAAGGATAAAGTGAACTGGTTGAAGGAGGGATTTTGACAGATCGTATATTGAAAGCAACATGGTCTCTTGAAGCCCAACAAGATTTAGAAGCGTGGCACGGTATTGCAATTGAAGAACTAACCCGTAATATAATAATAGACATGGATCGGGACTTCATACGATGGGCTAACATGGCGACTGTTGTTGAATCAACAGTCAATTGGAAGAAAGAAGGATTTTAAGATGGATACAATCGGAATCATAGGACAAGGTTTTGTTGGGACAGCTATTTTCGAGGGAATGAAACACGCTTTCGAAATTTGGGCTTATGACATCAAAACAGGAGTCACAGGATGGATGGGCGGCAAGGGATTTGAGACAAGCACAGGATCAAGTGTTGAAAGTGGATTTAAGCAAATTCTTGCTAAATGCGACATCATTTTTGTTTGCCTTCCAACGCCCATGAACCCAGATGGAACGTGTAATACAAAAATTGTGGAAGATGCTGTCAACATGCTTGATGAACTCAATCCCGGCGATCACAAAGTTATCGTGATCAAATCTACTGTGCCACCGGGAACTACAGAAGGTCTTAATAAAACTTCTGGAGATTGGGTTTGCTTCAACCCTGAGTTCCTTACAGAGCGTACTTCTGTTGAGGATTTCAAGAACCAAGACAGAATCATCATAGGTGGACCACGAGAAGGTACTAACGTACTTAAAGCAATGTATGAAAAAGCATACCCAAACGTACCTGTCACTAAGACATCATCAACCATTGCAGAACTCGTAAAGTACACGACTAATTGTTTTCTTGCTACAAAAGTTGCATTTGCTAACGAGGTTGCTCAAGTCTGTGATTCTTTAGATGAAGATTATGACAAGGTTGTGGAATACGCCACTAAGGACAATCGACTGGGCAACTCACATTGGTCTGTTCCGGGGCCTGATGGCAAGAAAGGGTTTGGCGGCAGTTGTTTTCCAAAAGACCTTAACGCATTCATACAGATGGCAGGAGACCTTGATGTGTATTGTCATACTTTGCAAGGGGCATGGCAAACTAATTGTAAGGTTCGTCCAGAAAAAGATTGGGAACAACTTAAAGGCAGAGCGGTTACTTAAATGGAACTTATATTAGTCACAACAACAACTGAAGACTGGAATAGTTTTGAAAGTGCAAAATCTTTTCAAGACTATGCTACATCCATAGGTTGGTGTCGTTCTACTAATCAAAGTTATGATATGTTTTTTGAAAGATTGCAGCAATGGGAAGACAACCTGTCTCCTTCTTTCTTTGAAATTCGACATCGAATGAAAGAGATAGCTGAAAAAAATTGGGCAAGATTAGACTGCGAAATCTATCGTTCTGATAGAGGCAGTTATTTTAACAAAGACACCATCATAATTATTTCAGACGACGATGATTGGTACAATCCAGCAGTTGTAGAAGATGTCAAAGAGGCATTTAGAGAAAGAGATGACATCGATCTTATTTATTGGGATTGTTGGCAATACTCTACTTTCTCGGTTGAGAAATTCATCAAAAACAATTCTCTTATTGGAAGCAACTGCTTTGCTTTAAGAGGTGGATTTCATTGGAATTGTTATTCAGCAGGTGCTCACACCAGAGTATATGATAATTTCGATAAAGAAAAGATCATGCACCTTCCAAACAAGGAGCTAAGCTTATGGAACGTACACTTGGCTTCTTTTAGCATGTTGCGTTCCATAGCAAAAGAAGACGGGATTGGCAAATTTGGCATTATATCTGATCAAAGAGCAGTCAGGCCCTCAAAGTTTGATTGGGCCGAAAAAGAAATTGAAGAACTTTACTGTTTGATGAGAAGTGTTAACTTTTCTTGATTTTAACGCAGAATCGTGGAATGATGAATTCTCCTGAATCAACTTCAACATGAACTTTTTTGCCTTCTACGGACAAAACAGTTCCACCGTTTAGCTTAAATTCAGCAACTAATTGCTCCGCATCATCATCACATTCTATTTTTTCAATAAGCTTGCCTTCGCTTACTTTTGATTTGACTCTATTGCCAATATATTTTTCATTAGGGTCTGCCTGAAAATTAAAGAAATCAGACATTCCATTCTGGTCTGAAAACCAGTCTTTGAAATCAGATATTGATCTGTATTTAGGTTGTTGTTGTTGTTGTTGTTGTTCCATTTGTGACTCCTTTCTCCTCCGATAGTTCGTCTTCAAAGAAGCGTCTTGCTTCTTCCTTACATTTTATATAGGAAGCATTAACGTATTTCGACCCATTCGAATAGTCTGCCACTTCTACTATGGCGTCTTCTTGATTTTTAATCCAATACAAATTGGCATCTATTATTTCTTGGCTTCTTAAATGTTGTGGGTAACTCCAGAGTCCGTTGTCTAACTGAACTGCGAAATCCCTTTCTTTTTCAAAGGAATCGTCACAGCACATGAGCATCAGCTTTTTTACTTTGAATTGATATGCAAGACCTATGGCCGCACATATAGGGTTTCTATAATCATCTATGTAATATCCAGATTTCCTGCTTGTTCCAAAACTATCTTCCGGTGATGGCTCGTAAACATATACGTCTCCTTTGTATTTGTTTAAGAATTCGTGATTTGTTCTTGATGAAGCCAAGCAAGTAGGATAATATTGAATATCTTTTTTTGGCAGATATCTTAAACATTCTTTATAAGGGTTGTTTGCAATGTATCCATTGATGCTTCTTCTGTTTTCTGCATCAATTTTAGGAGACATCAATTCCCAAAATCTTAAAGCTCCATTTGTGGTCAGTATTGCAACATCTTTTGGGAAGTCTTGCATGTCATGATGTATTTTGCTAAAATTAAACCCATCAGACACGATCACTATCTTGTCAAATATGAGCAATTCATCTGAAACTTGAGGATACTTCACATTTCTTGAAGTATTGGAAAACACTTCTTGATAGTCTTCCTTTGTAAACATGTAGTTCAAAGAAAGAGGTTTAACATTCTTATCAAAATTGCGCACCCACAAGTCCCCAGCACGGATATATTCGTTATTCGTCGAGTGGGGTTTTATGTGCATTTGTGTAACCTGTGTTGTTTAGTATGATAAAAATAATTTTGCCATCAATTAGAAATACATGGAGTTATCATAACGCAATTTCTGCCATCAGCATCTTTGTTTAGAACCTCGTCCATGGTTATTTTAACTTCTATTGGACTACCTTTCCATACCATTTCCACTTCTGGATTTTCTGGCATGATAAGTGGAATTCCAATGTTCTCTGGTATGATAAGAGGGATTCCTTCAGGTGCTTCTAATACTATCCTGTCAGGAATTCCACTTGCGTCAATAATGATCTTTTCAGGAATAGGCTCTGGCATTTCTACCAAGATTCTTGTAGGAATTTCTTTTTCCATTTCAAGCTTGATTGACACACCTTCTGTATCAACCTTGATGCCTTTGCCTTTGTAGACCAAACCAATGTCTTCTGGCAAATCATCTCCATTAAGTCTAATAGAGTTTGGTATCGGAGTTTCTGGGCCATGAATAACGATGTCTGTCGGAATTTTGGCTTCTGTACAATCTAATTTGATGGTGCGAGGCATGTCCGAAGAGTCCACTCTAACATTTGGCATTTTAGGAGGAATGATTCTTATCTCTTCTGGAATTCCCACTGATTCATATTCGACTTTCATTGTTTGAGAGGCTTCAAATAAATCTGCAAACTCTTCTCCGAAGTCTCTTACAATTGCAGGATCGGCTGCAAACATCTCTGGAGTCTTAGCCACTTTAGCCAATGTTAAAGCAACTTCCATTTCTGGAGGAGCACCCCAATCAACTTCCAGTCTTGGAAGGTCTGCCGCATCTAATGTAAGAGCGATGTTAGATTGGGTGATAACCACAATTGTAGGAGGAATCGGTGGATCAATGATAATTGTAGGAGGCACTGGCGGATC